AGATAATAAGAAAGCCCGCTGTTTAGGCGGGCTTTTTGTTATAGGTCAAAAGTAAGTATCAGTAGTACGACTACCAAGCCAATTCCTATGGCAAGCATAAGCAACCCCTTATCAATGGGTGCACGTGCTCATTGACGATACGCGCGCCAATATCCATGGGGTAGACTGGCACAAATTTTTTTCGCTCATCCATGGTTTGCAGCATAACGTAATCGCCCGCAAAATGGTCGATCGTGTACGCTCGGTTTTTAACGTGCACAATATCGCCCGCGCGCACGGGTTTGCCGTTGGTGTAGTTAAATTCATTCATTGATGTAATCCTCTAGGGTTAGCGTAGTGCCCGCCGATTCAATATCATCGGCATAGTGCCCCTCATATTCCATTTCGTCATAATCGCCGCCCTCTATGGCATTTGCTATCGCGTCATCCAGTTCATCCTCATGCGATACCGTTATGACGGTTTTAAACTTGTGCGTAATAGTACCGCGGACAATAAAATGCTTAGCCATGGTTTATCCCCTAAAATATTGGCGTACAGTTGCACAATCAGACAGCAAGCCCGTGATCTCACAGCGCGCAAAATCGCTTGATTCGCTCTCAACAGTCCAATGGCTCGCGCGCATAGCGTTACCATCAAGCCATGCATCCAGCAGGGCGTGTTCATCATCATCTAAGCCCGTATAATCGTCATTAATGAGCGCGGGCGCAAAATGCGCGCCAATAGTGTATTCGTAAAAGTCCATGGTTAAATCCCCCAAAGTAATTGAACAATAATTAATGGCACGCCGATAACCGCGCCGAATAGAATGCCCTTAAGAATTTTATGCATTGTCGCTTCCCTTTAAAATTGGTTATAAATAATAGTCATTTCCAGTTAAAATTGACGATAAACGAAAGTGTTGTCAGTCGCACCGACAAGCGCGCCTTTATCCTCTAGGTACTCACGCACAATAGTGCGCACGTTTTCAGCGCATACCGCCTCTTCACCGAAATCTATACTGTAATCACGCGCTATATCCATTGGTTCACCCTCTGCAAAATCACAGCAAAGCCCGACAACGTCTAGCTCGTACTCTTCTTCGCAATGCGCAAGTTCTTCTAAGTAGTCGAACAGCAATTCAAGACCGTCATAGGTAAACTGGTCGCCGCACCCTAAACTTTTAAACTCTTCGCGGAAAGTGTGAACATTTACAGTGATTTTCATGGTTGTATCCCTTTAAGTTTGGCGCGCGCCCGTTATGGGCGCGCTTTAATTGTTTACAGATAATCACGGTTGAATGCATGCACGCATTCGCTACCCTGAACACCATGGGCGCGTATTGGCATAATGACTACCTGCGCAACGTGTTCGCCGGCGTGCATAATGCCACAATCGTCACCATATTGTGCAAATTGAAAAACCGCGTCTAACTTAGTGGAATAGTAGGTTTGCAGGGCTTTGCGCGCGCGCACTAGTAAATCAGGGTTGTAGATTGCGGGCTTGATTTCACGGCTTGCAATTGTTGACGCATCGGGGATAACGCGCCCAATGTCAGGAAACGTTCCATCGACAGGCGTAAAAACAATATCACCCAAGCGGTAAGCGTTTTCGCCGATTTTAGACAATTCTACACTTTGCGCGCGCTTATCTAATTTCTTGAGGGCGTCGTTCGGGATGATTAATGCTGTCCCGAGCAATTCGCCCATATCTTGAGTATCTGCAAGGCATACAAAAAGACAATGCCCGTCAGTGCCCGCCACTGTGGCGTGATCTTCGGTCTTAAAATTGACATATACGCCGTTTAAGTAATGGCGAATGTCTTTAGTAGCTGAACAGTTAACAGCGGCGCGTAGTGCATTTGCGTTTATGTACATAATTCAATCCCTCAATTGATTATAAAAAAATTTGTGCCAGTGGCACGTTAGTTCGCTTCGCACCATGCGATAGCATCGTTCATATGAATAAAATATCCAATTAGATTACCGCTCATGGTTAGCGCGCGGAACTTAAAACGCTTACTTGGTGAGTCGGGTTGTATTAGGTACTTAGTCATAATTTCAGTCCTCAAGATTTAAATCAAGATTGCGCATAAAGTGCAATCGAATGTCAGAACGAATCAAAGTGAAGCTCGGGAAGTTATGCGCGCGCAAATCGCGCAAAGTGACCTGGTCAGCAATGCGTGGTGACATACACCAAGATTCAACGACTTCACGCGCTAATGCTTTGGTCTGATGCGGTTTGATCGTATGCGTGCCGTCTTGATAGGGTTGCAGCCATTTTCCTGCCCCGTCTTGGTGTTTAACGATTACTGTATAAGTGATTGTCATGATTTTTCCCTGTTAACGTTTGTGTAAGAGATTCCATTACAGCATGAAAGCTAACAAGTGTCAAACATTTTATTGCATAGGTCAAATTGTCATTTTATTGTCATTTTGCTTTTCTAAAATGACAATCGGGAAAGCTAGCAACCATGCGCCTTGTGAGCGTTCATGGGTCAGATTGTCAGTAAAAAGAACAAAATTTAATAGAGTTATATATACAGGGTTAACCCTAATAAAATAGGGGTGCGCAGAATCGCAATGTTGTAGGCCAGCGATTAAAAACCGATGACAATATGACAATTTGACAATCTTGCCATTTTGGCAACTATTTAAACTCACTAAGTCTTAGTATTTAGTCCTAAGCTGGCTCTGTAAGTTTCGCGTAAGGTTCGTGTAAGTTTCGTGTAAGTTTTGTAACAAGATGTAACTGTAAGCTTCGTGTAAGTTTGGTGTAAGTTTCGTGTAAGGTTTCACACAGTAGTTTATACAGTACTGTATATCCGTACAGCTTGTAAGTTTCGCGTAAGGTTGAGAGCTCCAAGGCAAAAAGCCTGAATGCAAAAAACACCCCCCCCCGGGGGCCCTGGCATACCCCATGTGTGTGTGTAGGGTTCGCAGACAATTTTTTTTTTACAGAACACAGCAAACATTTTTTTATTTTTTATTATTAGGCGCCAGTTGGAAATTAATGACAATTTGACAATTTGACCTATAATTCGCAAATGACATGGCAAACCCTTCCGTTTGAAGCAAGACAAGTCAAAGCCACCGAGTCGCGCTTGACCGCTATATATGAGGCAGCGAAACTTGGGCTAAAGGGCGACGCATTGGCGCTGACCGCTGGGCTGTTGCCCACCGAGTACCGGCGCCTGACGCAACTTGACCCTGTGGCCGAGATGGCTGAGTTAAAGGGCAGAGCGGATGGTGAAGCGCAGTTAACCCGCGTTATGCACGCCGCCGCCTTAGAAGGTGATGCTAAGATAGCACTAGAGATTCTCAAGCATCGCCACGACTGGCAAGCCGCTCAGCGGGTGCAGTTGGAAGTCACGCAACAGATCAGTATCACAGATGCGCTAGCGCAGGCCAAGCAAAGAATCGCCGAAGCGATAGATGTTGAGGCTAGAGAGGTAGATGATGCAAAAGCCTATATACAGCGCTGAAGGTGAGCAACAGCTGATGTCCACGCTGTGGTCGCCACAGATCGCGGACGACCCGCTAGCGTTTGTGTTGGCGGCGTTTCCGTGGGGGCAGCCCAACACGCCGTTGGCCAACTACTCAGGCCCACGCAAGTGGCAGCGCGACACCTTGCGCTCTATATCGCAGCATATTAAAGACAACCGTGGTTTGAGTCAGATGGATGTGCTGCGCTCAGCGGTTAGTTCTGGGCGGGGTATCGGCAAGTCGGCACTCGTGGCCTGGTTGGTACTGTGGATGCTAAGCACTAAGATCGGCGCAAGCGTGATTGTGTCAGCTAACAGTGAAGCACAGCTGCGCAGTGTGACATGGGCCGAGCTGACCAAGTGGTTGGCAATGTCAATTAACAACCACTGGTGGGAAATTAGCGCAACTAAGTTAGTGCCAGCCCAATGGGTGTGTGAGTTGGTCGAGCGCGACTTGAAAAAAGGCACGCGCTACTGGGCCGCTGAAGGCAAGCTCTGGAGTGAGGAAAACCCTGATGCGTATGCCGGCGTGCACAATCACGACGGCATGATGGTGATCTTTGACGAGGCAAGCGGCATACCTGACCCAATCTGGTCGGTGGCAGCGGGCTTCTTTACCGAGAACATACTAGATAGGTACTGGTTTGCGTTTTCCAACCCTCGGCGCAACACGGGCTACTTCTTCGAGTGCTTCCACGGCAAGCGTGACTTTTGGCGCAGCCGCACGGTTGACTCCCGTGAAGTCGAGGGTACAGACAAAGGCGTCTATGAGCAGATCATCGCAGAGTACGGCGAGGATTCGAGTCAGGCGCGCGTTGAAGTGTACGGCGAGTTCCCGTCAGCAGGCGAAGATCAGTTTATCAGCCCGCAGTTGGTGGACGACACGTTTGCAAGACCTGCGCATAAGGACGCCACCGCCCCCATCATTATTGGTGTCGACCCGGCGCGCGGCGGTATGGATTCCACTGTCATTGTGGTCAGGCAGGGTCGGGACTTGAAAGCGCTTTTGCGCTACAAGGGTGAGGACACCATGACCATCGTGGGGCGGGTGATTGACGCCATAGAGGAATATAAGCCTGCGCTGACCGTCATTGATGAGGGTGGGCTAGGCTACGGTATTCTTGACAGACTGGTTGAGCAGCGCTACAAGGTAAGGGGCGTGAACTTTGGCTCTAAGTCTAGCAAACCCATGATGTACGGCAACAAGCGCGCGCAGATGTGGGGCGACATGCGGGAGTGGCTGAAGACCGCCCATATGCCCAAGGACAGGCAACTAAAAGCTGATCTGGTTGGGCCTATGCGCAGACCGGACAGTAAAGGTACGATATACTTGGAAGGTAAGAAGGAAATGAAGTCTCGAGGCTTAGCCTCACCAGATGCGGCCGACGCTTTGGCCGTGACGTTCGCCTTCCCAGTGGCGCACCGTGAGTCGGCCACAAGGGAAAGGCGCTTTTCAAGCTACAGCGGCAATGGCGCCGCAACAAGTTGGATGGGAGCTTAACATGCCAGGTAAACCAGGGTTATACGCCAATATCAACGCCAAGCGCGATCGCATCAAAGCCGGATCAGGCGAGAAGATGCGCAGCCCAGGCGCTAAAGGCGCGCCAAGCGCCAAAGACTTCAAACAATCAGCCAAAACAGCGAAAAAAAAATGAACCTGACACCCCGCGAAGACTGTCTATTTGTGCGTCCAGACATGGAAAAACACGCGCTTTTTGCGCTTTTAAAGCAAAAACAGACTGGAACCGGTCGAATTGTGGCCAAAGGCCCCGATGCAAGTGAAACTGACGTTGGGCAACGAATATTGTTTGGTGAATTCGTCGGTCAAGAGCTACACTTCGAGGGTGAGGACTATTTAGTTATGAGGGAAGCCCATGTGCTCGGCGTTGTTGATTAGCCGTAAAAAAGCGTTAGCTAAAGGATTTGCCAAATACTTTACCGGCGAGCCTTGTAAGTACGGCCATACCGCGGAACGACGCGTTAGCAATTGGAATTGTGTAATTTGCGAAACAGAAAAAGCCCGCAAAGCATATGCTAAAGACCCTACTAATAATTTACTGTCACAAAAAAAGTGGCGGGAAAAAACGTCAGATTATCAAAAACAACGTGGTAAAGCGTATAGATCGCAAAACGTGGGTAAAGTAAAACAGTACATGCAAAATTGGCGTGAAAAAAATGCCGAAGATCAAAAGAAATATAAAAAACAGTGGGTAGAGCAAAACCGAGGCGTAAAAAATGCTTCTTTAGCGCGAAGACACGCGGCTAAATTGCAAAGAATGCCGCCTTGGTTAAACGACGATAATCATTGGTTTATTCAAGAAATTTACCGTTTAGCGGTTTTACGATCTACAATGACAGGCATTAACTGGCACGTTGATCACATCGTACCGTTGCAGGGCGAAGCTGTTTCTGGTTTGCACGTCCCTTGGAACTTGCGAGTTATACCCGCTGTAGACAACATCAGCAAGGGAAACAGATTTAATGAATAAAACAGACCTTTTGGCCACGATGCGCCACCGAATGACGGTGGCCATCGGTGCTTATAGCGAGTCTCGTGAAGCTGAGCTAGACGACTTGAAGTTTATGGCGGGCAGCCCAGACAACCAATGGCAATGGCCACAAGATGTCTTGTCCACCCGTGGCTCGGTGCAAGGCCAAACGGTAAACGCGCGACCATGCCTGACGATTAACAAGCTCCCGCAGCACGTCAAACAAGTCACCAACGACCAGCGTCAAAACCGCCCGTCTGGCAAAGTCATTCCTGCCAACGACGTGGCTGACACGGAAGTGGCTGAGATTTTTGACGGCATTGTGCGCCATATTGAGTACATGTCAGACGCCGATGTGGCCTACGACACAGCGTGTGAGAACCAAGTCACTTACGGCGAAGGCTATATCCGTATTCTGACCGAGTACTGCGACGAAGATTCGTTCGATCAAGATTTAAAGATTGGACGTATCCGCAACAGCTTTAGCGTCTACATGGACCCAATGATTCAAGACCCATGCGGCTCAGACGCTCAGTGGTGCTTTGTGACCGAAGACATTACTAAAGACGAGTACGAGCGCCTTTACCCCAAATCTATGCCTATCTCAAGTATTCAGCAGCAAGGCGTGGGCGACCAAGACATAAGCCATTGGCTTGGCGAAGACACGGTGCGTATCGCTGAGTATTTCTATTGCGAGTACGAAAAGACCGAATTGTTGCTCTTTCCAGGTGAAGTCTCAGCATTTAAAGACTCCATGGAAGCCAAACAGATGCAAGCCATGGGCTTTGAGCCTACCCGTCGCCGTAAAGTTGACCGCAAGAAGGTCATGTGGGTTAAGACCAACGGCTACGAAGTGCTTGAAGAAAACGAATGGGCAGGGCGCTGGATTCCGATTGTTCGAGTGATCGGTAACGAATTTGAAGTCGATGGGCAGATCTACATCAGTGGCATTGTGCGTAACGCCAAGGATGCTCAGCGCATGTACAACTACTGGGTAAGCCAAGAGGCCGAGATGCTTGCCTTGGCGCCCAAAGCACCATTTATCGGCTACGGTGGGCAGTTTGAAGGCTACGAGCACCAGTGGAAGACCGCTAACACGACCAATTGGCCGTATCTAGAGGTAAACCCTGATGTGACCGACGGTGCGGGTTCAGCCTTGCCCTTGCCTCAACGTGCCGCCCCACCACTGCCCCAAACGGGATTGATTCAGGCCAAATTAGGGGCTTCTGACGACATTAAAGCGACCACTGGGCAATATGACTCAAGCCTTGGGCAGACGTCTAATGAGCGCTCAGGACGGGCTATTTTGGCTCGTGAGCGCCAAGCAGACACGGGGACGTACCATTACGTGGACAATTTGGCCCGTGCGGTGCGCTACGTGACCCGTCAGCTGGTCGATATGATCCCTAAGATCTACGACACCCGCCGTATTGCCCGCATCATTGGGGTAGATGGTGAGACCGGCATGGCTCAGATTGACCCCAATCAGGCTGAACCAGTGCGTAAGATTGTGGATGAAACCGGTATTGTAATTGAAAAGATTTACAACCCAAGCGTCGGTAAGTATGACGTGGTGGTGACCACAGGCCCAAGCTACATGACCAAGCGTCAGGAAGCCATGGACGCCATGAGTCAGATTCTGCAAGGCAACCCAAACTTGTGGGCAGTTGCTGGCGACTTGTTTGTTAAGAACATGGATTGGCCAGGTGCTGAGGAAATGGCTGAGCGTCTGCGCAAGACCATCGACCCAGCAGTCTTGGCCGATCAGGACAACGATCCAGCCCTGCAAGCGGCTCAGCAACAGATGGAAGCCATGGGCCAAGAAATGGAGCAGATGTACCAGATGCTTCAGAATGTTAGCCAGTCAATGGAATCCCAGAAATTGCGTATTGACGAGTACAATGCGGAAACCAAGCGGATTTCAGCGGTTTCAGCAGGCATGAACCCTGAGCAGGTGCAAGAAGTCGTGATGCAAACGCTTCGTGATGTGATGACCGCCGGTGATATGGTATCCGCACAACAAGCCCCTGAAATGCCTATAACGCCTGAGCAAATGCAAGAAATGCAACAAATGCAACAAATGCAACAAATGCAAGAAATGCAACCGACGCCTGAGCAAATGCCACAACAAGGACAAATGTTATGAAGTGTTCGGATTTCATAGGTACGTTGTTTTTGGCTCGCGATGTCACGCATAGCGTTCATTTGAACACCCGCAGTTATTCTAAACATAAAACATTACAAAAGTTTTATGAAAACATTATTGGTTTAGCTGATGCGTATGCTGAGGCTTATCAGGGCAGACATGGTTTAATAGGCCCTATTGCGCTTAATTCAGCTAAAAAAAACAACTAATGTAGTTGAGTTTTTAGAAGACCAATTAACTGAAATAGAAGCCAATCGGTACAAATTTTGCGACAAAGAAGACTCAGCATTACAGCAATTGGTGGATAATATCATTGAGCTGTATTTAAAAACGTTGTACCGCCTTAAATTTCTGGCGTAAGGAGAGTATTTTGGAACTTTTAAACCCTTTAGCTGATGCTAATTTTCCTGC